ATTGATACGGCAGTAATCAATGCCAGCAATCAACTTGGAATTAGCACCCAAGTTCAAAATATCTATGACATCTATATTCGTGATGATGGAACAAAACTGTATACCCTTGGTCAGGGTGCTCAGGCACCATTCGTTACCCAGTTGAATCAATTTGATCTTTCCGTTGCTTGGGATTTGACAAGTGATACACTGGCTGGTGTTGAAACCGCAACCACAGTTGCTAACCAAACTCTAACTCATAGAGGAATGGAAGTTGTTGACACTGGTTCTAAAATTATTACCATTTCTCCAACTACAGCAACACTTTACAGTTATGATCTTTCCAGTGCTTATGACATCACAAGTATTTCTTTCGATACAAGTCAAGTCTTGACTGATGATGCCGCACCATCTGACTTTGCTATGAGCACAGATGGAACACAGATGGTTGTTCTTGGTGGTGACAGTGAAAAGATTATTGAATATACACTGGGGACTGGATTTGGTGTTACATCAGTTGCTGTTGCGTCTACTTCTACACTAAGTGTCGGTGCTGGAGCAACAATCTCTATGACAATCAAGCAAGACGGTGAAAGAGCATATGTTCTTAACACCTCTGGAATTGGTTCTCAGTATCACTTCAGTATTCCTCCAGAAGGTTTGGGACTTACTTTCCAACTTGATTTACAAGACGTTGCTACATTGTCCGAAAGACAAGAGTTAGTACAGGGATACAGAGTCTTGGTACATGAAACTGGTGTTGGTACTGGACTTACTACACTAGTTGGTTCTGCAACTTCGGTTGGTATTGGGACCACAAACGTTATTGGAATTTCTACGCAGTATCTCGATAACATCTACGAGGCATACTATACTCAGTACTCTGGCACAGTTGGAATTCTTACTTGCCAGGTTGACCCAGCAACAAATATTGTTGGTGTTGCCACCACAGGTTCTTACCTTGAACCAGCAGGTAGAATCACTTGGGGTAGGATTTCTGGAATCACAAGATCCGATAATCCTATAAGTGTTGAAGTTGATGGTAATGATTTTGAGGTCGGAATGACAACATATCCAACCTTCCAGAGAAGAGATGCTGGTTTGAGATCTACTGGTGCTTTAAGCAAGCAGTAGAAATCACCTTATAAATACAAAAAAAACTAAAGTCTAATAATGTCTGCTATTATTACAGATCAATTTAGGATTTTGAATGCCGAAAATTTTGTAGCTTCTGTTGCAAATACGGCAAATTCTTACTATGCCTTTATGAGTTTATCCAATCCTACAGGATCTGGATACGGTAGAACATCAACATGGAATGACATTGGTGGACCACCTTTCCCAACTGATAATATTAACTATTCTAACCATGTTTATGACACGATGCTTTTTGGCAAACGTGTCACCTCTTCTAACACAAGAAGATTGGTTAGAAAAGTAAACTGGATTCAAGGTTCCACCTATGATTACTATAGACATGATTACAGTGCTACTAATCAAGCACAAGTAACAAATTCCAGTAGACTTTATGACTCAAACTATTACGTTGTAAACAGTGAATTCCGTGTTTACATCTGCTTAGATAATGGAACTGCTGCTGGCATTTCAACCACTCCATCTGCTTCACTTGACGAACCAACATTTACCGATGTTGAACCAAGTAGAGCAGGGACAAGTGGTGATGGGTATTTGTGGAAATATCTTTATACCATTAGTCCTAGTGACATCGTTAAGTTTGACTCTACCGAATATATTACAGTTCCAAATGACTGGTTGACAACAACTAGCACTGGAATTCAAGCTGTTAGAGATAATGCAGACTCGGAAGTAAATAACAACCAGATTAAAATCGTTGCTATTGACGAACCTGGTCTTGGATACCCACAATTTACTGCTAAAGAGTTTCCAATCCTTGGTGATGGTCAAGGTGGAAAAGTTAGAGTCACAACAAACTCTCTTGGTCAGATTATTGAAACTCAAGTAACTTCTGGTGGTTCTGGATACTCCTTTGGTAGAGTGGATCTTTCCAGTGAGAACACAGGTGTTCAGACTGCAACATCTGCTTTTGCTAGACTGACCCCAATCATTCCCCCATCGAAAGGGCATGGTTATAATGTTTACAAAGAACTTGGTGCTGATAAAGTTCTGATGTATGCTAGATTTGACAATTCTTCTTATGACTTTGCTGATGATACTATCTTTGCTCAGGTTGGAATTGTAAAGAATCCAACTATTTTAAATTCTGATACGGTCTTCACAGACAACCAGTTCTCTTCACTCTACTCCGTTAAGTACGAGACTCAGAGTTCTGCACAGGATTTGTCTGTTGGTGATACAATCCAGCAAACAGTTGGTGTCGGATCTACTGCAAAAGGTATCGTTGCTTCTTATGATACTGAAACCAAGATTATTAAGTACTATCAAGACAGAAGCCTCTATTATAATTCTTCCACTGGAGATGAAACAGATGCCACGGATGTGAGATCTAGATCACCAATCATCAACTTCACTTCTAGTGCTAATGCAATTACTAAGAGTGGTGGCTCTTTCAGTGTGAACGTAGACCAAAACTTTAGTGGAGTTACAACTACTCTTGCTAATGGAAGAGTAGTTAATCTTGGTGTAAACTTCACAGATGGTCTTGCAAATCCAGAAATAAATAAGAGGAAAGGAGAAATCATCTACCTTGACAATAGACCTTCTGTAACCAGAAATGAAAGACAGAAGGAAGACGTTAAAATCGTATTAGAGTTCTAATAAAATGCCACAACAGACTAATCTCAACGTCAATCCATACTATGATGATTTTGATCCTGCTAAGGATTATTATCGTGTGCTGTTTAAGCCTGGATTCCCAATTCAGGCTAGAGAATTAACAACACTGCAATCGATCCTACAGAATCAACTTGAAAGTTTTGGCAGTCATATCTTTAAAGAAGGATCTATTGTTGTTCCTGGCAACGTAACGTATGATGACCAGTTCTATGCGGTGGAAATCAATTCCACCCATTTGGGAACTGATGTTAGTGTTTATATTGATAATTTTGTTGGAAAACGAATCATCGGACAAGAGTCTGGTGTAAGTGCTCAAGTTCAGTATATTCTTTCCGAAACTAATTCGGAAAGAGGAAACGTAACTCTTTACGTCAAGTATATTGATTCTGGAAACACAAACAATGCACTTTCCTCTTTTACTGATGGAGAGAACTTAGAAACTCTAGAGGCAGTAGATTACGGTAATACGACCATTCCCGCAGGTAACACATTTGCTACCTGTATTGCTGAAAATTCTACTTCGATAGGTTCTGCCGCTCACATTGGTGCTGGCATCATGTTCCTTAGGGGATCTTTTGTCAGAGTAGAAAAGCAGACTATTCTTTTAGACCAGTATACAAACCAACCATCTTATAGAGTTGGATTGGTTATTTCTGAGACTATTGCTACGGCAAAAGATGACTCTTCCCTTTACGATAATGCAAAGGGATTCTCAAACTATACAGCACCTGGTGCTGATAGATTAAAAATTAAACTTGTTCTCGGTAAAAAATCCGTATCTGATACCACTGACGTAAACTTTATTGAGTTACTTAGACTTGAAAATGGTGCGATCAGAAAAATTATCAAGACCACGGAATACAGCATTATCCGTGACTACTTGGCTAAGAGAACATTTGACGAGTCTGGTGATTATTCTGTAGAAGATTTTGAATTGGGTCTGTTCAATTCTTTAAATGATAGACTCGGAAATGATGGACTATATTTCTCTAACCAGTCTACTTTCCAAGGGAACATTCCTAATGATGATCTTGCTTGCCTTAAGGTAGGACCTGGTGTTGCATATGTTAAGGGATATGATGTAGAGAAGAATGGAACTGATATTATTGACGTAAACAAAACAAGACAAACTAGAGAAGTTAAAACTTCCGCAGTTGACTTTGAGATGGGCAACTTGGTCAAATTAAATCACGTTGTCGGTATTCCCAAGTTTAAAGATGCTGTTCAACTTTACGACCAGAGAAGAAATAACACTGGTGCTGGAATTGGAGTACAAATTGGTGAAGCAAGAGTATATTCC